GAATGCCTAAAGTAGTATCAAAATACATTTGACCAATTTGTAACTGCAATGTGGGTCTATTTGCCGTTGTTCCACTTGCCGGATTAATTAACCCTGCTACTGCGTTATCTATTGTATTAAAATACAAACCTAAAATTTGTTCAAACTGGTCTAAAAACAACTTGTTATATTCGAGTGGGGCAACGGGTAGCTTGGGAGCTTTGGTAGTAATTAGTGCCATAGGTCATCTCCTGCCGTCAGGTCTGATATCAATTCTAGGATTACCTAACTGCCACTGAACTCCAGTAGTATCTGAAGAAACAATTAAAGACATTTGACGACCTCGAATCCTACAATAAGCGTATTGGGTAAATTGCTGAACATCATAAGTGCTTTGTCCAACATAAGATTGTGTACTTGCTACGGACGGAAGGTCAGATGAGCCATAATTAGAACCGGGGTTTTGTCTAGGCAATACTGTAAATGTTACATTTGGTGCTGCACTTGTTGAACCGTTAAAACTTATATCTGGTATGATACGCCATACAAACCCAAAATTATGCCCATCACCAATGTCAAAGTCAGAAGATTGAATATACGCATCAATAGGTACTGGGGGGTTTGCCGTGCCATTATCAACTCCGTTTTCATGGTAAATAATACCAGAGTCTACTACGCCAATATCCGTTACTACAGTTCCAGAATTATGCACGGCAGCAGTTGTACCATAAGCACCTCTTGAACATCCAGTTAATGTCGTATTTGTTGAGCCTGTATATATAATCCGTTCTGCATCAATTTCAATTACACCGGCTGATGGGAAATCTCCTTTATTTGCAACATTAATAGTTGTAGCCGTTAAACTTACTGCTTGTGTTAGTGTAGTTACAGGGGCGTAGCCTAATGCTGTTGGGTAACCTCTAAGTGGTGTATCAGACCATGCTGTACGAGTCATATCACCATAATACCAAGTCTGTTCTAAGTGGTTATATATTACATATTTATCAATAACGTTAGAAGCGGCGGAACAATAGAACCACCAGATTTCATTAAACCCTTCGTTAATACCCGCAAAGAATTGGAACGATTGAGTTTGATTAATATCTTGAAATACATATTCTCTTAATGTGCATGGTAGTGTTTGTACTTGTCCAGAATACATGAAGAACTTATCTTTACCCATCCAGTAAGTTACGTTATTTACCGATACAGTGCAGTTAGGACCCATAACAGAAATGTTGTCACCCAATATATTAAAACCCCAAACATACGGCGCACCCAAATACTGCATAGAATAAATAGCAATATCAGTAAAAACTACAATCTCTTGTCGGGTTTGCACGGCTGAAATAATCTGTGAGCCTTTACTGAGCGTATAATTACCAGCTTGGTTTGTAATTGCAGGAGTCCACGTTAAAATATTTTGTTGGTCTGACCAGCTAACAAGCATTGGGTTTTGAATACCATTACCGTATGTATCCGTACCAAAAGCGATTACAAAACGACTGGCGTCTGACACCATAACAAAGTTGCATATAGTTGGACAAGAAGCATCAGTTAACCAATAAGCTACAGAATTTTGTGTATTTGAATTTGTTTTTGACAATACTTGAGCTACATTATATGTATTAGGGTTTGTATCTACTGCCCAATAATAAATAGGTCCACCTCGTGGGTTAAATACTAAGTTTTGCCCATAGTTAGATTGACTCCATAGCCGTAATTGTGAACCAATTCCTTGAGAAGCTGGCGCAGGTGAACCCCAACCAGTACTTGCAGAACCTACGCTAACACCACTCCAACCTCCAGCTCCCCAACCTACGTTTTGTGTATATATAGCATTACCCGAAGTAATTTGATAAGTTGCTATTGTAGAACCGCCACCATTACCAGAATCTCCTGAAGTAGCCGTTACACCAACTGTAATTGAATATTGAGTAGAAGATATAAACGTAATTTGATAACCGCCAACTAAATTAAGCACCGCCGCAGTAACATTACCACCTAAAGAAGCGGCGTTAGTAAATGTAACATAATCACCGGTTTGTGCGTTGTATCCAGATTGAGTAACAGTAATTTTAGAAAGACCAGCAGTGGCGGCAAAAGTAGCAGCGCCAGCGGAAGATACTGCACGAATTGGGGTTACATCATATAAATAACCACCTGTACCTTGCTGTATATAAAACTTTTGATTAGTGCCAATACCCAAATAGTTATACCCGTTTAACCCTATCCAATTTTTTAATGAGCGACCAACACCTATGTAGTTACCACCTGTAGCTTGAACCGTACCACTATCTAATGTCCAACCACCAATCTTTTCAACTTGTCCAGAACGAAACCTAATTTTGTCTCCAGCAAACCAACCGCCTTCGTTAGCAAGCGTAGTACCTTCTCTATTAACACCGGGGCGCATCTGTAGTTTTTGAAGCATGGTTTACCCTAATATGGTTAATACTTTGCTGATGTTTGCTTTACGTTCCGCAAGTCCTAATACACCACCATTAATACGTTTAGTCATAGTATCGTAATCTGCTTTATCTGCATAGTCATTTAAGTGCCTTGTATTCCAAAACCAACCAGCACTTAAACAAGCATATTCCGGCGTTGTTACTAAACTAGGGTTTTCCACTATTTCAGGTTTTTCAATTGCATTAGCAAACGCCGTATAATTTGCACGACCAGTCAACTGAATGATGCCTCTGCCAAAAAATAAACCACCGTCACCATCTTTAGTATTACCTAAATCAGAACGATGCCCGTAGATTAATTCTGCAATAGCGGGTTTACCCTTAGCTACTGCGTTTTGCGCATTAACTAAAGATATTCTGGGCCAGACTTGCGTAATTCTTACCGCTGAGTAATTAAGGTTTTCTTCTAAATGATTAAAGTTGCCTGACTCAAGCATACACTGACCAATAAAACTAGCCATTCTTGCTGGCGTATTAATTTCAAACTTTTCAAATGTATCGTTTAACGGCTGTAACCATTTAGCATCAATGCCAATTTTTTGTAATTGTTCACTTATTATCATTTTGACGGCACTGAGTTATAAATCATTTTGTCTTTAGCCTGTGAAGAATTTGAAGAGCCAAAATAAAAAGAAAGGACAAGCATTAATGCAGCATCTAGCGTACCTAATATACGAATAATAATTTCTCGCATTTCAGTAGCAATAACATGTGTTAATAAAAAATATTGGATAACTGCCCATGCTGTAACTACTAAAACAGATAACATAGCAGGTACAAAACTATGCGTAGAGATTTGCATATCACGAGCCGATTTACGGTCATCAGTGGCTAATTTTTCAAAATTAAGACCTAGCTCCTGCGTACTTTTTTGGAATTCTAATTCCGCTAGTTTAAGTTGAGCAATTTGGTCAGCAGACATTTTACCATTATCTATAGTAGCTTGAACATCTTTTTCATCAACGCCAATTACTTTAGCAATAGCAGTAACCGCCAACCCAGCTAGAGGACCTCCGAGCGCTGTTGCAATTGTAGGAGCGACTTGTTCTAACCAAGACATAAAAACCCCTTAAGCTGTTCTATTCCACATATAAACTACAATGTAGGGTTGTAAATTTCCACCCGTTGGGCTTACACCTGTTGATGCATTAGTTACAGATATACCTGTTGTTTTTGTGTTTGTATCTGTGCTACCGATTTGAATAAGTGAGCCTGTTCCGCCCGGTGAGACTAAAGAAAACCCGTAACCTATTGAGTGAAAATGTCCGGGGTCTGTAACTGTTGCTGTATGGGTATGGCTTGGAATAATTGCGTCTGCGCTACCCCCTGTTGCCCCTGCGGTATATGTACTACCGTCTTGACCAAGAAGTACCTGACCCGCACCAAATGATACCCACGTTCCAAAACCAAATAGTGTATTAGGGTTTGTACTTACTGTAGATGTATAAATAGAACCAACAGGATATATAGTTTGTATAGCTGTTGTTGCAAAAGCTGTTGTAGCCAGTTGAGTTGTGTTTGTGCCCGCACTTGCTGTTGGTCCTGATGGTATTCCGGTAAATGTTGAAGTTCCAGTTACAGTTAAATTGCCAGATACAGATAGATTGCCTGTAATGCTGTTAACGTTTACAGCAGTATTAAAATTTGTGCCATCCCCATATACAAGGGCTGTTAAACCATTACCAATCGCAACCCCTGTACCTGTAGAGTATTTAATCTGGATGCTTTGTCCGCCAGTCGTAGAGTTTTTAATAATGTAGACTTTACTTGCTGATGCTGGAGCTATGACGTTACGAGTTGCGGTTAAACTACCCGTGCTTGTTACCACTAAAACAGCGCTTCTTGACTGGTCTACTGAGCCATTATTAGCAGTTAAAGTAATATCTGCATCGGTTGGGAAGTTAACAGTAGGATAAGTACCGCCTATATATGGACCTCCTGAAACGCCAGCAATTGCCTGTTCTAGGATTGAACCTAAAGTACCGTTGGTAGTATTGCCCCAAGTGCCGGATTGGTCACCCGAACCAATTAGTTCTGTTCTTAGATTGGTAGAATAGGTTGATGACATTGTTTAATCCTCATTGATTATCATTGATTATAACCCAATTTGGGGTCTGATTATTGCCAATATTAGTCCAAGTTACTGAACTTGCGTT